ACGTTACTCAAAACGCCATCGTTTAAGTCTGGCAATCTTTCGTATATTATTTGCTCAAAAGGTAAATCTACTTCTAACGCTTCGCCATCTAAAAGGTTACCATCTTCATCTTCTAAAGTTGTTTCTTCATCTCCGTAAGGTGTTCCCGTACTAAGGTCAAATTGAATATTTAATAACGTTGTAGGCTCTTGAAATTTAAAATTAATTTTATTTAATAGTTTACCACGCTCAACATCGTAATTTGAAAAATCAGTGTATCTTGTTAAGTCGTAAAGTTTTCCAGCAGCATAATAATCATTTAAAGTATTAATATAAATATTATCATATTGGTCAGCAATTACAACTAATTTAAACATTGAAAATAAACCTTTCATGAAGTCCATTACTTTCATTTTAGGTAAATTGGCAGCAACATCAAAAGTATCAATTAATGAGTTTGAACTTGCCCTCGAAACTCTGTCATAAACAAATGGTATATCAGCCCTTAATAAAATAGACGCTTCGTAAATTATTGAGTTACTACTTGATACATAAAATGTATATTCAAAAGGCGTTGCTACACCACCAACTAATGGAATAGAAATAAACTCAGAAGTAAAATCTCCTAAGCAGTCTAATTCAACCACAGGATTGCCGTAATTTTTTACAATAACTTTATACGGTATGTTTAAGTCTGTTGGCTCGACTTTAATTCTGTAACGAAAATTTAAACTTACTGTTTGCGTGTTAGTCCAAGTATCGGTTGTGTTGCTCAATCCAAAATATGAACCATTACCACTATTCCAATTTATCAACTGTTCTGTTGGCGTTCCTAAAATAGACGTATCTGAATTTAACCACATGAATAAATCGTTAAACTCTACACGTGAGAAAAAATCACGTGAAAAAACAACGTTATATTTATCCTCAATTGCTTCAATAATTTTTATCAATCTAATTGAAGGCTTTAAATCTGACCATAATACACCAACAGCAGGACCACCACCCCAAGCGATATTTGCAAGTGTTGGAGTATTTACATCGTCTGTAACATTATTATTATAATAGTATTGTTTCTTTGCAAATAAATTATAAATAATACTGCCCGAAAAAAGTGAGTTTGTTAAACCACCTTGTACATTTGTTGAATTATACTCATGGTTTAAGGCTGTTAAATTCAAACTACTTAATTCATCGTCTTTAAATTTTGACTTTAAAGAAACTAAATTACCAGTGAATGCAATGGTATAATTTGCGGGTTTGTTTTGTTTAACGTTTACCTTTTCAAGTTTCCATTTACCATATTTAAAAGGCACACCATCAAGTTCAATCCTACCCGCTATTTTAGTTCTTGCATCAAAACTATTATCTATATCCGCATCGTAGTAATGTTTGAATATAGGGTTGTTTATATCGTTTGCAGGAATGGTAAATGTTTGAGTATAATCAGTTGTATTTTTTGTAATATCGTTAATATTAGCCACCGAACTATTTAGCTCAATAGGCTCATCTTTGTTAATTGAAATTTTACTTTCGCCAATGTATAAATCTATTCTCATATTGAATTTATCTCATTAAATGCATAGTCAAAATCTATCTCATAATTAATTAAACGGTCTTTTTGTCTTGTCTTATATTCCAAACTTTTACCCGCTACGTTTAAAGGTGTAAATATTTCATTTGAATACATCCAAACACGCTCACTAAGAAGTAATTGTCTTACTGTTTCATTCATGCTTTCTTCAATAAACCCGCTATTAACTTTGAATTTGCTCTTACCTTGTACATTAAATTTAACATATTGGTGATTACCGTCTAAAGGTTGCCCTCTGTCGCCCTCAAACTCTTCATTCGTTACGCTTAAACTATCTGTCTTTGCTTTGAAAAATGTCATAAATTGTAAAGCACCCTCTTTATTTTGGAAACAAATATCAATCGGAGTGTATCTACATTCATCTGTTATTAATAAAGTAGTTGTAATACCATTAAAAACAATTTCTATATAAGTATCTGTTGTTGCTTCCGCTACATTTACCCATACATTTTGCACCATTTCATTTGATAGTAATGATGTAGGTTCAACGATGCTTTCGTTTATTTGATTATCGGGATATGATATGATAGTTATAGCCATTATGTAATTATAAATTCGTAAATGTTTGAATAAACATTAACATTGTTAATTGTATCAAAGGTAAATATTTGCACATCGTAAGTTCCTAAGGTTGCAGGAAGTTCAACCGCAAAAGGTGACGCTCCTAAAAACTCATCTCCAACGGTCCAGAATGTTTCAGGTTGTAATCTATAACGATAATATATTTCATCATGCGTTCCTGTTTCAATATAGGTTATATCGTAAAACGGTGCTACATCTTCTGAAATTAAAGTTATTGCTAAAGTTGCTAAAGGTGTAACTGTTTCTTGTATTAAAATAGGTAAAACAAAATAACCATTTCTTTGTACTTTAAATTCAATCCCAGATAAAAATATGTTATTAGTTGGCGGTTCCGCATTTGCTCCATCCATTCCGTAACTATATCCCTTTACCATTAAATCTACATTTATTTCCTGAGGCAATAAGTTAGTAACATTTGAAGTTAAATATTTCACTTGTGTTTTAACCCATTGCTGGTTATTACCGTTTACTAATTCAGTCACTAAAGTATCGTAAGGTGTAAAATCTATAAAGTCATTTACTAACCTTGCAATATTTACTTTTGCGTTTCCTATCGATGCTGTTGGATTTGCTATTGTCTTTGAATAACTCGGTTCAATTGGCGGTGTAGATTTAGATCCGTTCCAAACAAATATTTCTAATGTAAATTCCGTACAAGTCAAACCACTAAATGGAGCGACAAAAGGTGTTGTTAAATTATAAGGTGATAAACTTTTAATCATTTCAATGTATATTTTAATAAATTTTCTACTTCTAATGAATATGCTTCAATCAATTCATCTGGCAATTTCTTAAATGCTAATTCAAAAGGGCGTGAAAAAAAATCAGTTGTTTTTAATCCTTTATTCCAAATACTATTACGAATTAAAAAGGCGGTTTGTTTATAACTCATAAACTTACCATTGCCCCTATCTTTAAACTGTATTCTCTTTCTTTGTACCCATCCGTTAATCCCGCTTGTTAAACCTCCACTTTTACCCGTACCCGTTCCAAATTTAAAAGGGCTATTTGGTGCTTTTGCTGAACTCTTAACCCCTTTTACTCCCTTATCTACAAACTCACCGTAATCGGTCATGTTAAAAGATAATTGAAAGCTATTTTTTGAAACTGTTAAATCATAACTTATCGAATTATAAAGGTCGCCCCTATCTTTTTTACGTTTCTTAGTTAGGTTTGATTTGGATTGTTGTACAATAAACTTTCCAAAATTATCAAGATATGTTTTAGTTTCCTTCACAAAGATTAATTATTGTATTTGGCATTTCAACTTCAAATGTTAATATCCATCCATCAAGTAAATTCGTTCTAACAAATGATTGAATTTCCAATGTTGGGTTTTCGCTTGATGTAATATTATTCTTTTCAAAATCAGTGTACATTTTTAACCACATTCTATTTAAAACCGCTAAGGTTAAATTGTGATTATCTACTTCATTATCTTGCTCCCAGAATTTATCCGTTCTAATTTCTTTATTAACATCTCGAATATCAAAGCACCCTATTTGCATTCCAAATTTTACAGTCTGACCGTTTGAAAATCCTGCATCTGTAATGTTAATGTGAACTAATGGAAATATATTTGCCTTATCTAAATCTAACAAAGCGAAGTCACCTTTAGTAACTGTATTAACTAAAGTATCAGCCTCTGCTAATTCTTTAACGTAGTATAATAATTCAGTATATTGGTTCATTATAATTGGATATTTTTATCGTTGTTTCTTTTCATTATCGATGCTTTTAATTTTTGCTTATCTAATTTGTGAGCAAGGTGTAAATGAATTTCATGTACATTTAATTGCAATACTTTTTCCTTTTTTAGAATATCACCTTTTGCTAATTCGTCAATGGTTGCATACCATCCCCATTTTTCAAAATAGTCTGACGCTTGTTTTCCCTCGCTTGTTCCTCCTCCATATATTTCAGGGTATAACTCAACAATTCTTCTCGTAAATTCACAAAAAAAAACAGCGCACCATTTACAGCATTCATCGGTGTTAATTTCATTATCTCGGCTCGTTCACTTGTACCGTTATAATTTGTAATTGAATAATTGCCAAAACTATCCTTACTTTTAATCGGTCTAAATAGTATCGCCATTAAATTGTGTAATGTTTCAACATCATTTCCGTACTTGCTTAAATCGAAATACTCTGCACCTGTAATTTTATCTTTATCAAAGTTAGGAATGAAACCAAATTCAACATTATCAACTTTAAATGTTTTAACAAATTCAACCGATGTTTCTAATGCTAAATCAATTTGCTTTAACATTTCTTCAATATCTTTTTGATTTATTAAAGCAAATTCATTAGGTTTTATTCCTGTAAATATTTGCACTTTACGCTGGTTAGTTTGAAACTCATCTAACCCCTCACGCTGCAAAAGTTCGTAGTATTTTTGATACTGCAATAAAGTAATATCTCCACCATGTTCAGGTAATTTAATCTTCATACTTATATAACTTAAAATGTTTGTTTTTGTGACACGGTTACCTAATTGATATACCAAAGGAACGCCCTAAATGATAAACTACATTGTAACGTATTCCATCGATAGAGTGGTTCCAATTATCTAAATATAACTTACTGCCTTTATCTAAATAAACATAATTGTTAGTTCTTTAGATATGTTGTGACTGTTTGCTTCAACTATTATTTTATAATCTTGCATTATTGAAACTCCAAACTCAATAGGCGGTTTATCGCATCTTACAATATTGTTTCCCTTTGCTCTGAGTTCATCAATTAGCCTACCCTCTGCATTATCACCTATGATTAATTTTCGTTGTGCATACGAGTTATTTAAACTGTAAATTTCTGAAGATGTAAGTTTGATTTTATAATAGCATTCTTTTACATAGATAATTTTTTTCTTTTTATCAATTGCTACTTCGGTTAAAGTTGTCGGATCAATACTATATCCAAAATCTTGCCCGTAGGAAGTTTGTAAACCTTCAGGATTAAACTCGCCAAACTCCCAATTACTAAATACAACCCCTTCAGCTTTGTCTAACCAACCGCCTAAAATTTGATGTTGGTATTTTTTAGGGTTTGTTTCTTTTATACGTTCGATTTCATTTAGAAAAGAAGTATCTAAATTAGCATAGTTGTCTAGGTAGGTTGTATGAATATAAGTAACATCGTTTTTTATTCCGTTAAAGCCCTCTTGAACCCCTCTATCTTCAAAGAAGCGTTTATAAATCCAGTGCTCTTTTGTTGCAGGATTAAGAATTAAAATAACTCTGTTTTGTTTTCCCTTTTGTCTAATAGATAAATTGATTTTATCGAAAGTACTTTCATCGGTCAGCTCTTCAGCTTCATCTAATATCCAAGTTGTAACTCCTTGCAACGATTTAAGATTTGCCGTATTAGTCCCGCTTGATGTTTGTAAACCTCTGAATATAATTTCGCTCTTTGATTGCTTATTAACTATTTCTTGTTTGTTAATATCGAATAAATGTTCCGCTTCTAATAGTTCAATCTTTTCTTGAAACTCTGGAATAATTGAAAGGTGAGCCGATGTCATTGTTTGCCTTGTGAATAGTATTTTATGCCCTGTTTCAAACGACAAAAGGCTGGTAAAAGTACCAACCCCGAACGATTTACTTGATCCACGCCCACCCGTTACAATAAAATAACGGGTGTCGTTCTCAAATAAACATGAATATTTATTGTTT